AGGGTCATGGCGGTGGTGGCATTGATTCCAAACTCTAGCGCACCACCGTTGGCGAACAGATATTCAGAATTCGCATTATCCACAGCATTTGAAAAACCAATGAACGAACCACGGCGCATCTGGATGTCACCACTACCTGTAACAGCAGTGTTGATGCAGAACTTGTTTGTTGCACTAGTGGTTCCTAGGTGGAGAGCGACAGCGGGGGTAGCGTAATTAATACCCACCCGATTGTTCGTCGAATCAACCTTCAGCGTCGAGGTGTCCACCGTCAGATCGCCGGTGATGGCGGCGGAGGCGAGTGTAGAAGCTCCCGTCACGCCCAGTGTCGTCCCCACCGTAGCCGCGCCGGTGATGGTGGCGGAGGCGAGGGTGGCGGTGCCGCCGGAGCCTAGGATCTGGTTGGTGGTGATCTTCTTGGTGACGCCTCCAACATTGACCACAGGCAACACATCGGTGGCCGGGGTAAGCGTTGTAATTGCGTCGAGCTGTGAAATCTTAAGGTCTGCCATATTAGTAAATTGCTAGGACGAGTTTACCGAGATCCTCCTGCACCAAAAACTCACCGCTTTCAGCCAGGAGAGAATCGAATGTTCCGAAAGTGATGACTAGGCGACCGCCGTCTTCTTGCACCAGGTAGTCGCCGTTCTCGCACAGGATGTCGCGCCGTTCGATGGGAGGATCAGGCGGAACTCCACCAGCGCCAATGCGCCGGTAGGATCCGAGTCCTAGTCCTAGTCCAAGGCGTGCCATTATCAGCCGTACTTGCGGTTATATGCCACCACAGAGCCGCTTGAAATTGCGATTGATGTCCACACACCCGGAAGCTCATCGCCAGCCTGTATTGTCACGCCAGCGGGAAAGTTGGTGATGTTGGACACGGTCGCACCGAGGATGGTGATCTCAAGCGCGTGGATGGACTGGAAGTTACCGGTCACAGTGCCGGATGCGCTGGAGATGTACTGGCCACCGTATTCGCCGGCGAGCTGACGATTAGATCCAACATTCATAATGGAAATTTCTGACTGCTTCTTTTGGCTCCTTCAAACCCAACTTGCAAGCGTGTACCTCCCGATTTCACACGCACCTCGGGATTGTCGCGCTCGACCTCTCGCAGGAACTGGCCATCCCTCCAGCAATCGTACCCGAGGCGAGTGCCCCAGGCGTGGTAGAGGGTTGGGTCAATACGCATCCGCAATCGTCCGATGCCATCAATAGACCGTATGTCTCGTTGGGAATCCTTGGCGATGCGCTTCTGGTCTATTCCAGCCTTCACCCAGTCCTTCTGGATGCCTTTCTGGAACTCTTTGATGACTGCAATGCGGAGTTCTCCGGGCAGATCGTCCAGAGCGTTTGCGATGACTGAAGATGCGGTTGGTTTCATTCTAAAAAAGAAGGGAGGCCCCCGGAAATTTCCAGTAGCCTCCCCCAATTTGCAATCAAAGATTAGGTTGTACCGTTGAAGAAACCAAAGCCAGACGGGTTCTTACAAACCAGACCAGCAATGGCCTCAACCAAACGAGCAGGGCCGCCGCCGGCGTCAGGCAACTGCTTCACCTGAGGCAACTTGGCATAACGCACCTCGACCATGTCCATGGGGATGATGTAGCCCTTGGTGGCTTGAGAAACAAAGTCGGTTCCATCCTTAGCACCGATAAAAGTGGAAGGATGCAGAATAAGCCGTCCGAAGTCGCCCTCGAAAATATCGATTGAAGACTTGAATGTGTCGCTAGCCAGGTCTTGGTTGAAGGTGCGGACGGAAGTCTGCGTGTAGGTGTTGGTAGTGCCAGCTCCGTTGATAGAAGAGAGGCCACCAACGGTCAGGTTGGTGAACGCACGCTTAAGCGTGGAACCCAAGATACAGTCGTAGTCGCGGAAGGTGCCAGTGTTGCCGTAAATGGCAGTCAGCACGTTCTGGATGACGGTTTCGGTGATCGAAGCCGTAGCAGTGGTGATAACAGCGCCGGAGGCCGGCTTGAAAGCCGAACCGGAGGCGACCGCACCAATGTTTGCAGAGTTGTCAGCATTAAGCCAGTTACCAAGGGAACCGGTCAAATAAGCATTTGATCCGTTGTCAGCAACAGCGGCTTGATTGGCACACATGAAAGTCGCCTCCATGTCTCGCTTCAACTCAACGAGCTTCTTGGCAATACCGTTGGCCAACTCATCGGTCACACCAGCGACGTCCTGAGTCTCAGCGATAAAGCCGACACGCAGATCTCGACGGAAAGCCTGTGCGTAGTTGTTCAAACGGGTACGAGAAACCACCGCGTTAGAAGCGTTGGCAACGGTCACATCGGTGCCGTCAACAACACCACCCATTTTCGGGGCTAGGTAATTATCTACGAGCCAAGAAAATTGCATATTTCCAATGTCTTTTCCTTTCGGAGACATTGAAATAAACGGGGTCGATTTCGCATCGACAATGGCAATGTAGTCCGCCAGATCTTCACGAGCAGCGGAGGTGGAAGCGAGCGGAACAGATCCGCCCTGGTTGGGTTGCAGTAGTGGCATAAATCAGAGCATCCTTTTCAATACTTGAGCCAATTCAGACGTACCTCCTGTTTTTTCAAACCGGGACTTAGCAAACTGCAGGTTGGCTTTGGCTGCGTCCTTTTTCACGGGAGCAGCAGTGGGCTTTCCTGGCTGGCTTGGAGCTTTTACAGGAACACGGACTGGGGTTTTACTTTTCATTTCACGTTCCATTCGCAACCTTCTTCCTTCTAGGAAATCTCCAACAAGCACCTGGTGCTCCGGTAACGCAGAGAGCTGTGGCAACTGCCGCAACACTGCCTGCGCCTCGGTGTACTGAGCGCTCTTTCGATCCTTCCAGAAAGGATAGATCTGCTCTGCGATAGGCTGGATCTGCTTGTAGTTGTTCAGGAACCGGGCTCTCGACGGGATGTGCATATCCAGCGCGTCTTCAACGCGCCGCTTGATCTGCTTGATCTCGCTAGAACTGTATTCCTTGTCACCTATTTCGCAGCCGTCGATGTTGTCCTCGCACCAGCGTTTGAGATCTCGGGCCTTGTTCCACTCTTCATCGAGTTTCTTCGCGTCCCAGACATCGGCAAACGGATCGGTTTGATTTACCACCGGAACCGGCCTATCTGACTGATTTTGCTCCAGCTTAGTTTTGGTCTCGTTCAGCTCCCGCTCTAACGCATCGGCTTTTTCTAAAGCCTCCCGCTTTTGACGGGTCAGCTTGTCGATGCGTTTACGGTAGCCAGACGGTTCCTCCTCAGCTTGGTCTTCGGTCTTATTATCAGAAAGAACATCCTCAGGCGACTCGGCCTGATTATCCTCTTGTTCAGCGGTAGGATCCGCTTCCTCGGCCTGAGACTCCGCATCCGCGGACTCGGGCTCTGTGTTTTCCTCGATTTGCTGCTTCGGCGTTTCTTCCTCCCCACTGAATCGTGTCTTCAGTAGCTTTGCCAGCGCCCCCTCATCGAAGTTGATTGGGTTCGGCAATTGGGATCGTACCGTGTTTTCTCCAGGTGTCGCTTCCTGCTTAGTATTGATTGAATCCATGCTGTTTAGACCCTGCAAGCTGGGTATTGTGCGCCATGGTTGTTAAGGTCAACCAAGAAACCGTTGTGGTAAAGAGGTACTACTTGGATTGATCCGTCAAACCATTAGCTGCCCTCAAATTGTCAATGTAGCTCGATAAATCCTTGAGTGAAGAAGCTCTACCACAGTTGTAAGCCCTTCCTGAGTCCGTTAAATCGGACTGCACGCAACTCAACACCTCGGACTCAATCATGTCCGACAGCATTTGCAGCAACGCGGCCATTAGCGGTGAATTGTCCCCCGCTGAAACGAAGGCCTCTTGGATTTTAGCGTCTGAAAGTCTCATTGTTGAACTCCTAGGCGTCCGGTCACGGCGTTTTGCTGCTGTTGAACCGAGAATTGCAGATTTTCGATGTATTTCTGCAGGTTAGCTTGGAACAACTGGTCCTGCTGGAGCTGTTGCTGGTACTTCGGATTGCTCTGGAGCACCTGTTGGCTGAATTGCAGCCGCATCGCTGCCGTAGGGTCGTTCTCGCGCAATTGCGGAGGGTTCCCGAGGCTTATCAGCGCCAACTCATCGTTGGTTTCGTTGAACATTTTCTGGCTTGCAGGCCCCTGTTGCATCACCAGCTCGCTTGCAAGGTTCGGATCAATGGCCCGGAGCGCCACAGAGATCAACTTAGCGCGGTCAATGACGCCGGCAGTGTCCAGAGGCAGCACCAGGGTGCTGATAGCCTTCAATTTCTCGGTGACCAAGTCGGTCGAGAGCTCCCGGACATCGAACTTCAGCATCACATCGAAGTCTTGGATGTCTTGAGGCAATGCAGTCTGCGAAGCGGTCACGCGCTGGATCTCTTCGGGCCCCACATATTGCAGGGTCAACGTCAGCACCTGGCGGAAGGCCTCGGTCCAACCATGCAGCCAGTTGTTGATGATGCGCTGCTGCCGCATCTGGGTCACAGCAGGAGCCACCTTCTCGGTGGGCCTGCCGAAGTACCTGTCGGTCTGCGCCATTACAGCCTCAATGAGCTGGAATGCCACTCCAGGCTCACGGGCAGGCGGTTGTAGGAACCCAATCTCGCCGCGGCGTAGCACCGGGATCTGGATGGCCGGCCCGATCTTCAGGTTACCGCCCCGAGTCTTGGGCACCTCGATGGGAGGCAATGTGGCCAGGCTAGTGTAATCGAAGATGCTATCGCGCTGGGCCTTCACTTCCTCCTGCCAGGTCATGCACACCTCGGGCACACCGCGGCTCTCGCAAATCTGCCGATGGATCATCTCGGAGCGCCAGATCACAAACGGATACTGCCCGTGCCCGTAGTCCAAGGCCTCAAAGTAGCCCCACTTGTCGCCTACCTGGGGACTGAACACCGTGTAGAACACTCCCGGAACACCGTCTTCATCAATCGACTTCTGATAGGCGTACACGATCTCGATCAGGTTCTCACGGTCCATGACCGAGTTGTTAGCCAGGCCGCTGGTGTAGGAATAGTCCGCGTAGTTGCTAAACCGGCCCATCGTGTTGATGGCCTCCTGCGCCCACTCCTCATCCCAGTCGTCGGTCTTCACCTTGTTGAGCAACTGGGCCTCGGTCATGTAGTAGCGGCGGAACACCACCCGGGCACTCTGGATGTCGGTGGTCTCCGGGGGGAACGTCAGCTCATCCCATGGCGCCAGGGCTGCTACCATCGGCTTGTTGGTGACCATGGTGGGCACCGGGAAGTCGCACTCGCCCTGGTCACGCAACTCACGCACAGCCTTCAGTGCCCGGCGCTTTTTTAAGTTGGGAAAGGCAGCCATGATCAGTTCCGCGGACTGGTCATCGGCCTCGGGGTTGGCAATGAGGTTGGGGAAGTCAGCCAGAACCGAGCCCTCTGGCGATTGGGCGGCCAGTGCCATCACCTGGTCCATGGTCAGGTACTGCTCCTTCTGCCCCATCTCCTGCTGCCAGGTGATGTGAACGCCGGCCCAGCCGTAGGTCCACAGGTACTGCGACAGCAACTCAACGTCCCGGGTCAGGTCGTTGTACATCTTCGCATTCACAGTCCAGTCCATCAGGTTGTGGGCGGTCACAGCCTGGTCGAGCTGGCTGACGTTGGTGGGGCTGACTCGGAGCATTGAGCGCCAGAAGGCAGTCGAGCACAGATCCACCATCCCGTTGATGACCTCATCGGCTAGCGGTATGCGAGTGTCGGACGCACCGTCCCAGGGGAACGCAGGCTTATTACGGCCACTGTCGTTCCACTTCTTGCCGTCGTCGGTTTGTCCTGGCCATTGGCAGAACCTCGTATTCTGAACACGTTCAGAGCGGGATGTTTGACCGAAGTCGGTTGCACTACGACGCAACTCCTCGGTAAGAGCTGACACATTGGGCTCGGGTCCAACCCGGGCCATCACATCCGTTGCCGTCTTGTATGAATCTCCTTGCATAGTGTCTTTTGTTAGTATCCACCGCCGCCGCGGGAATTGAAGCCCCCATTTCCTACGTAAGCAAGGCCCGAGACCAAAAGCATCCCAATGCAGTCGATAGGATCCTTGCTAGCCCCTTTCTGACCATCCCTGCCTGTGTGCTCGCTCAGAGCATAGATCAGGTTGCTGCAGTCCTTGACCACATACAGCGCCGGCTCGTTTAGCGGGGTAAGCGCCTGCGTAGCATCGTAGGACAGCAGGCTGTTAATAGCGCTCGTCCTCTGGTCCACAGGCACGCCAGGAGCCGGGATGAAGGCCATGCCCTCGTCATTGGGATTGTCGGACTCAGCCAGCAGGTCGATGAGTGTGGTGCCCCCTTGCTCCGATAGTGCTGGGCTACCGCCGGCCTTGGGATCAATCAGTCGCATCACAGGCTCCCCGTAGCCAAGCTCCGCCTCAATGGTCCTGAACATCGTCCGATACTCGGAGATCGACCGGCCTGCATCCAGTGTCTGAGCCGGGCCTGCCTTGCCGTCATGCTTCTCGCTCGGGAACGTCCATTCGCCGTAGTTGGCGTAGTCGGGGAACTCACGCACCACGATCCGCCTGCCATCCTCGTAGACCAGCATCCACATACAGAACCAGTTCCGAGCGCCGGCAGGGTCGCATACCATGTACAACGTCCCCCCAGGAGGCACTGCCTCGGGCTCGATGCAGTGGATGTCGACTCTGAACCTAGCGAAGGCCTTCCCGATATTATCGGAAGCCCATCCATAGGCCCGGGTCAATATCTGCCCCATAGGTGCCGTGATCAACTTCGACTTCATTTCATCAAACGGGTTGTAGGGGTTATCCTCGCTAAAGAAGAACACCGTCCGCCTATTGGTCTGGGCCTGCACCATTGTCCTGGCTGCCTTGCCCACAGGCCATGTAGGCAGCGCCTGCTTGCCCTTCAGCAACTCAGCCTCGTCGAACCGAGTGATAGCAGAGCCGGCGGTGTACTCCTTGTAAACCGAGGCAACGCCCTCCAGTGGCGTCTGGGTAACCAGTAGCTTGCCGCGGCGGGTAATGAGCCGGTAGCGCAGTGTCTCAACCCATGACTGTGGCACCAGCTCGTCGCACCAGATCATGTCCGCTTCCCGCCCCTCGATAGTGTTCTCCGATTGCGTGTAGTTCAAAAAGTCGCACCGAGATCCATTAGGGAGAATAAAGCTACCATCGGTGAAACCATTCTTCCGGCTGTAGTTGAGGTAGTGGATCCGGCCTTTCTTAGTGCCTCGTAGTGCTACAGGCAGGTAGTTGTAGATCGCAGGCTGTTGCACCGTCACCGAGGTGGCATGGCTCGTATGACAGCACAGTACCGCGGCGTTCTCCTTCTCCAGCAGCGTCTGCACCACTCGCCGGGCTGCCCATAGCGTTTTACCAGCCCGGTTGCCGCCGGATACCAACAGCTCCTGGGTGAGTGCGTACTCGGTGTTGCCGATCTCCCAGTGGTCGGGGATGTAGCCGTACGTATACGGGTCGGCCTTCTCCAGTGTTACCAACTGGGTTCTCTTGAGGCGCAACTCGACAGCACGAGGGTGCGCGGCGTCGACCCGGGGTATAACAGGGTGCAATGGCTGTTCGTTCCACCAGGCTGTGTTGCACGCCTCGGTGCAGAAGCGTTTCTGCTTAGGGCCGGTGTGGTGCTTGAGGATAACGAATGGCTTGGAGCAAAGAAGGCAGAGGGGGGTGGACATTTGTTAATATTTTTCGCTTTGGTTTACCCGTCGCCTTTTGGCGCTGCAGCCGATGGCCTGACCCCCTCCCCCCATCCTGCCTGGGCCTGCTTGTCGCTGACCTTGGCGGAGGGGTAGGACATTGGCCTTTTGAACGGTGGCAAAAGTGCGTTTGGCCCAATGTTTACGGGCGTTTGCTGCGTGATTTTGTGTCGAAGTGAATATAACTGCTATTGTGCATCTGACTGCCATAAACAGGCCTAAATGCGTGGTTTCTGCGTGGTCACTTGTGGTAGGGGTAGGACATTTCGGGCCATTACCTAAACCAGATCGTGGGTCTGCTCGTCGTTAACTGGGGTCACGTCACGGTCCTTTAGGTCTGCCATCAGGTCACGGTGGCTTACTGATGCTGTCATAGATAGGTGTATGCTGGTGGGCTGGCCCTTCAGTGTGGATAATTTGTCCAAAGTGATTCCTATTGCTACGGGTAAAGTGCGATCATCAATGAATTCCATTGAGGATTCAGCAAGACGCTTAGTGCCTTTCCATATAGCAACCTCCATGAATCCGACAACATCTTTGCGCCACTCTTCTTCAGTCTCTGGGTAGTCGTGCGGAACCTTAACACCTCTAACATACTTGAACACTGTGCTTTCTATGAAACCAGTCTCTTTCGCTATGGTCTCAAGTGTCTTGTTGAGTATTACTCCTTCTACAATCTTGTCTGCCTTATCTTGTGTAAGTGTTGATTTGTGATGTTGTGTTGGGTTGTGTGTCTTCTCGTAACCAAGATCACTAGCCGTCTTCAACACCTTGTCGATCATCTCTTGCTTGAACTTGCCTTTGCCATTCAAGATCTGATTAACACGCACTACATTTACGCCACAGGTCTTTGATATGGTTTCCTGTGATACACGTCCTACTGGTATTCTGCCATCCTTCTTACCCGACATACGGTTTAAACCCATAGGGATATTCGCCCCAGTGGTTGAGATGTTTCTTCGGCTGCATGGCATAATGCTTCACATCGCACAGGCTCAACCTGACCGCGGCAGCATAGTCCTCGCTGAGGTACTCGTGCTGCCCTGGCAGAGTATCCATGGCGAACGGCATCCACAGTGTCGGGAACTGGTCAACCCTCACATCCTTGCACCAGTCGATCCGATAGGGGTTTGGCACCTCTGACCCTCCGAGCGTATCAAGTGCGCTCATAAGGCAACGTCGAGGGATTGCGAGGCATCCCGATGCGAACATTCGGATCGGTACTAGCTCTGTGGCGCACTCGGCATCCGATGTCTGCATCCTTAGAGCTTTGACGTGCTCGGTGTCGATACGCAGGGCCGGCCTTAGCGGAAGTGCTCGGCATGGGTACGGGATGCACACGGTCGCCTGGTGCTCATGGGCGAGCTCTGCCATGCGGATAATGTCTTTCGGGTCGAACTCGATATCGTGGTCGATCTGGATCCATACGTCCTTGCCTGAGTCGAGGAACCACTTGGTAGCACGGCAACGGCTTCGGGATATCAGCGCATCCTCGCGAATGGTTCGTAGATCGGTCTGGCGATCTGATGTACTAAAGTTGGCTGTTAGTCCTACCCAGGACATAAGACAGGCTGCACTTATACCACCGTATGCATACAGGCTGACGTGTATCGAGGGCCTTGTGCCTGATGTAGTCGGCTCCTGCACCACGGCTGTAGCCTGTGGAGCGTGTATGAACGGGTCGTTCATGTTGATTGCTGCTGTTGGATTGTTCATGGCTGTTTCAAATCGTGTTTGATTCTGTCGGATGCGAGTATTGCTTCGTGACCTTTGGCTAATATGTAGGTGATTGATCCTCTTGATACACCAATTGCTTTGGCGGTGTCGTCCAGTGTTAGGCCTAGCTGCCTGAGTTCGTAGGCACGCTGACAGAACTCTGGTGTATACTGCTCCGGGTCGACGTGTATCTCTTCCTCGATGCCCGGGTCAAGCGATCCGTCGTCGTGGTATTTCTGGCTGAGTGGGTAAGACATGAGGCCCTTGTCGATGGCCCACTTGATCAGCCTAGGCGCTTCGTTCAGCAGTTTGGTGCGGTTGAGATCGTATTTGATGTTCATTGGAAGCTCGGTGATGGGTCTGTGAAGCGGCAGTATTGGCCTTCGTAATGGAGTTTTACATGACCGCATTCACCGTCTCGTTGTTTGGCAATAATGATGGCAGCCTCTCCTGACGGCTCGGTTCTGTCACGGTTTAGAAGCATGACCGCGTCGGCATCACGCTCCAGTTGCCCGCTATCCGCCAGGTCACTCAGCTTGGGCTGACGGCCTTTTTCCTTGTCGGATTCCCGGTTTAACTGTGCCAAGGCTAGCATGGCCACACCTGTCTGGACGGCGATTGCCTTGAGCTTGCCGGATACCTCGGCGACCTCGTAGGTGCGTTTCTCCGAGCGGTCTGCTGCCTTCACCTTCTGGATGTAGTCGACGATCACCAGGCGCACCTTGTGTTTGCGTACAGCCCTTCGGACATGGGCGGTGATGCTAGCGATACTGTGGCTGCTGGGTCCATCGAGGAACCATAGGGGGCTGCTTGCTATCTTGGCTGAGGCAGCGGTCATGGCCCTCATGTCACCGTCGCTAAGGTCGCCAGACTTTAGGTTCTGCATCGGGATGCTTCCGATGGTGGAAACCATGCGTCGGAAGATGGCTTCTTGGGACATCTCCAGGCTGACGAATAAGGTGGGCACCTTATCCTGAATGGCTGCCTGGTAAGCAATAGCGATGGCGATGGCTGTCTTTCCGATACTTGGCCTGGCCGCAATGATGGCCATCTCTCGGAGCTGCAGGCCGTCGGTCTTGTGGTCGAGCCAATGGAAGCCTGTAGCGATACCAGATAATGAGCCCTTACGATTGAACCTGTCCTGCATTTGGTCGATGAAGTTACCGGCTACCGTCTTTGAGGTTGCGAGCATCTCCTTGGATGCCTCAATGCTAAGGCCTGCTTCGGCATTGGCGACGATTTGATCCGGTTGGAGTGTGGTTACCGCGGATTCACGTATCAGACGGTCACCGGTGTCTCGCAACTGGCGACGATGGGCCGAGTCGGTGATGCCCTTGAGGTAATACGGGAGGTTGGCCGGCGATGGGCAAATTTCCATGGCCTGATTCCAGACATCAAAAGGCATGGGCAGTAGGCCATAGGCTTTCTTCCATTCCTTACCGAGCTCGGACAACGAGGGCTGTTGGTTGGCCTGCACCATGGTGCGGATGACATCGAAGGTCTGACGCAGGTTGTCCTGGTTAATCCATTCGCTCCGTATTTCTGCTAGGGCATCGGAGCAGGTGTCGATGGTTCCTGTCAGGCAGGCTCCGATCATGCCCAGCTCGTCGTCTTTGGGGTAATAGACGTCGTTCATAGGCTATCCCTCCAATCGAGTTCCTTCTTGGGGCTGCCTGGTGTCGAGCTGATGGTGATTCCCTGCGACTTGTATAATCCCTTCCAGCCCGAGGCTATTGAGTTCTCAACAACCGAAGGCAGTTCTGCTGGTGTGAACTCTCGGGACCACTTGGTCAGTGCTGCAGTCAGGCCAGTCTTCTTGTAGGTCTCACGCTTTTCTGCCTTGTACTGCATCCAGAGCCGGATGGCATCCAGGCAGTTCTTGGTTCGGATAAGTTCGGGCAGTTCTACACCATGGGCAATCTCCCATTCTGACTTGGGAGCCTTGGTATCTTTCTTTATAGGAGATGGAGATGGAGAGCTATCTTCCGGCCATGCTCCGGCCATAGGTCCGGCTATGGTCTGGCTATGCTCTGGCCATGGCGCGGCCATTGGGGTCGCTATAGCAACCCCATTAGGGTCGCCATCATCTGGGCATTTTCCCCACCTTTTTGCCGCTCCACTAGTACCTGCAGCAGCTTGACGGGTCTTAAAGGATTGTTGCTCCTCTCGGACTTTCTCCAATCTTTCGTTCTTTAGTGTATGGCCATCGCATAGCCGGAACTTAGCCATGACATAGCCAACGGATGGCGACCCTATCATTCCGGCTATCCGAGCAACACGCTCTTCGTCGTTCGGGATTCCTCCCTTCGTCCATTGGTGGCAGAGCAGTCTGATGTAGCCACCAACCTCCTCGGCGCTCATCTCTGAAGTGCCTGCCAGGAAGTCATCTGCATAGAACTGAAAGGCTGGAGCCTTTCTGGTTTTGTTTTCTTCACTCATAATTCAAACAGAGACCCCGTCACGCACCGTGGTAGGAACTCGCGGAGAAACGGCGCGACGTTGCACGGTACGGACGGGGAAAAGTTGGTTGAACATGGTTTCTCTTGTGGTGCCTGCGCTCGCTTCCTACGGCTCACGCTGACGGGCTCTCCCTATAGGACAGCCTGTATTGTGTCCAGCTCTTGCATCAGGCTTCTGAAGGCTCGTTCTGCTGTTGCTGGGACAACACCGTTACCAAGGAGTCGGAGCTCATCCGTTCTATTGTCACAGGTGATGCACAGCTCGGCATAGTCCATCCCACTGGAAGGCCCATCAGGGTCTCCACCCAGCGGGGGTTGAGTTTGCCGGATGACTCCATTGCTACCTTGGTCGTCAGGAATAGTTGCTTGTTGATCCCCTGTGCCTTCTTTGTATCCGCTATCTGCTGCCACTTCACCGGATCCGCATTCGCTCCCGGCCTGCTGTCCCCATCCGCTGATGGTGTCGGCCATGACTGCTTCACCTGCTGGTCCAGCTTGTCGATCATGCTGCCGTCCTTCTGCCGGTGCGCTCCGGTCGACACGGTGGCTGTCTGCCACGACTCTGGGCGGCTCCCATGCGTATTGCTGCTCGCCGGGACGGCTGGGCCATGCACTGCAACCACTCCTGATAACTTGCACTTGGCTGCCACCTTCTTCATGTCCACGTTTTCCCCAGTGTCCTTGTGGTCCCTGGCTGCTGGCGTTGGCCATGACTTCACAACCACCGTCGTCAGACTCTCCTGACTGCCCTTAATGCCTCGGGAACGGTCCTGAAAGCCCTGGCGTACCTCTGAAGCCACTGGCGACGGCCAGGATGAACACCCGCTTGCGCTGGTGCGGCGCTCCGCATTCAGACGCTGAGAATATGCCCCACGTCGTTCGATAACCCATTCCTGCCAGGTCTTCGATGACGTCGGACAGCCCCAGGCTGATATGTCCTTCGACGTTTTCAAAGAAGCAGCACTTGGGTTTGAGAAGTCGAATGCCATCTGCAATAAACGGCCAAAGATGCCGCGGGTCTTGCTTGCCTTTACGCTGCCCTGCTGCACTGAAGGGCTGGCATGGGTAGCCCCCAGTGAGGATGTCCACTCGGTCGCGAAACGCTGCCCAAGGGAAGGTCTTAAGATCCGGCCAGATAGGTGCCGGGTCCATGAGTCCCGCTTCCATTTTGCTGACCAGATTCGCAATTGCGAAGGCTTCGATCTCACAAAGAGCGATTGTGCGCAGACTTGGGATTGCTCGTTTGAGTCCAAGCTCAATGCCTCCGTATCCAGCGCACAGGCCAATGTGTGTAACTGCCGGGGTAGAATCCATGTCATGGTTGCTCCTCAGTAAGCCGGCATCAGCACATCAGCCACTTTTTGGGTCAACTCGACATCACGCAGGCAGTAGTTGATCGCCGCCTCGCGGTCAGTCTTGAACAGCTCGGAGAACATGGCCCCATTGCCTGCCTTCTCGCCGAGCCCCAGATGCCTTGAGATCGCTCCGAGGCTCCCATGTGCCCTACTGTCGCCCAACTGCCAAACCTCGCGCAGGTCGACCACCAGGTCGCTCCAGTACCTGCCCTGCCGTATCCAGTAGGGTGGGGTGATGCGGTGTTTCCATGACCGTTTAATCAGGAACGGCAAGTCGAACGGTTTAACATTGAAACCGATCATCGTAGGCTGGCGCTCCATGCTGGTGATGAGCTTCCACCATTGCTTGAGCATCTCGGCCTCACCATCTGCATCACAGCACAGCACCGATGGTGTCTCGTGCTCGATACGGTAGCCGATGCACAGGATCTGGCCCGACAATGCATCCAGGGCAGCGCCGCGGATGTAGTCGGACACGTGCGTCTCTTCTGCACGCTGGATCTTTTCGGCGATCAAGTCCGGGTTCTTGGTGTTGCCGAGCTTTACGTCGGAGGCAACGAACGGTGGGATGACCAATTCGCTCAAGGGCATCGGCCCTGTTTCGATGTCGAAGTAGATTTTATGGTTGGCTGGCATTTGGTTTACGGGGGTTGATTGCGTAATAAGCTGTGTTTAGACCGACATTGAAATGATCGGCTATCTCCCGGTAGGTGTAGCTGAGGTGGGTTTTACGCCATTCAGCGATCTCCTGGGCGATGTCCTTTTTGATGGAATACTTGCGATCCGTGTTTTTCTTTTCCTTGGGCCCCTTGTTGACCATGGCCTTGGAGTCCAAGTTTTCCTGCTTTGGCTTTGCCTGAGGCTTCACGTACCCGGAAGGGGGAGCACAGAGCTCTGCGATACGTGCGGCGGTTAGATTGATATGCATGAAAGTTAATGTGCGTTTGTCGACCGATGCGCACCCCCGGCATTTACCATGAGTCCCCGATAACAACAGGTTACCGGAAAGTGTTAGATGATCTTGCCGCAGTGGGGGCAGGTCTTGCCCAGTGTTGGCCTGGTCTCCAGAGGGACAACCTCCAGCCATTCGCAAATTTCGATGTAGCTCTTACGTCCGAAAGACCATACGCATCCTGGGAACAGGTGGCCGCTCTGATACAAATCCAAAGCGTGCTCCTTGCTCTTGATGCCTAGGTTCTCCAGCACCCGGGCGGCCCGTACGCTCAATGGGAAGCCCCAGAGGCTCAGGATTCCCTCCATCTGCTTGGCAGACTTGACGATCTGATGGATGCGTTGCCGGGTTAGGTTCAGTTCCTTCCCAATCTCGTCCATGGTGCGCCCTTCGGCTCGCATTTGAACCACGCCTGGCACCAGGTGGGCGACCTTGGCGTATTGCTTGCGTGTTTTCATCAGAAGGGCACGTCATCGAAGTCCGGTTGATCCTTGGCATCAATCTCCCGCAGGCGCTGGATGACCGCGGCGATGAGTTGTTTGTCCTCCGGTGTCTTGCCGGCGCTGATTTGAGCCTTAGGCAGCCAGTGCTCGCCCAGGCCTTTGACCGCAGAGTCGGCCAGCTCGGAGAGCGGTGTGCCCTTGAACTTGCCCACGTGAACCTTGGTGCTGCCCAGGTCAACTGGTCGAGGTGTCGTACCATCCGGGACCACGGTCTTCACCTGGTCGTCCTTGGCTGGGCGGTCCTGCATCCGTACCCACAGGCCCGAGGGCTGCAACGGTTCGCCATGTTTGTGCGGCATCATCAACTTGATGTTGGCGTAGGTCTTGGTGCCGTCCTGTGACTGCTCATGGGCGATGATGAGCGTCACTGGCTTACCGATGAGCGACTCAAGGTCGAGGCCGTTGTTCTCGGCATCGGTCAATTTCCTGCCAAACCAGTCCTTGAGCACCTTGGTCAGGGCTGCCTTCTCATGTAGGCTCGGGACCAGGGGCTTGCTGAATACCACCCAGGGCTGCACCGGGTCGCGTGATCCGTCAATGAGGTCTAGCTCAAAGGCGAACTTGAACTTCTTCTTAACACCGTACTCGGTCTCGTACTCCTTCAACGGAGTCACATCTACGCACACTGCTCGTCCCGAGAACTCGGGACATGGCGCGAACTCTTTACCGCCTGCTGCTTTAATGATCATGTCTTACGTTTTGTTGTTATTTATTGGTTATTTATTTGTTATTTGGAGGCCTGTTTCTCGACCTCCGAAAGCTGTATTGCCATCCTGTAATAGTTGGCCCAGTAGTCCGGGAAGGCATCCCGGATCTGCTTAAGGTTGGAAGGATCAGCGGCGAGTGCTGCTGCTCCCAACTTAGAGATGAACGAACCACCGTATTCGATCATGCACCTGGCTACATCTCGGTCTGTTATCACTTGGTTGCCTTTCCGCGTTTACGGTTCCAGAAGGTGGTGAACTCTGTCTTGATCTTACGAGCTGCACGGTAGGCTTCACCGGCCTGTTCCTTGGTTAGCTGATAGGGTCCGCTGCCTTGATTGATGAACTTACAGACGTCTTTGCTCATAGATCCTAATGCTATTCCGATTTCATTGGTGTGGATTGCACGCCATTGTAGGCCACTGTCTTCGGCCTATAGATGCCCACTTGTTCGGTCTCTTCGACCCAGGATGGTCCGCCCCTGATGTGGAATATGCAGGAGGACATTCCGTTCCATGACTTGGTGGATGACTTGGCCGAGGTGTACGCAGATCCAAACGTAGCGTTCAAATCGTCGCTCGACATAGCCTTGACGTTGGCCCAGTCGATGTCGCCTGCATGCCATAATTTGAATCCTAGCTCCAACGGAGCTACTACCTCTGCAATGCCGGGGAAGTGCCAGACCCACTCGTCATGGCTGCTGGCATCACCGGACATAACCGCGTAGCACTGGTAGTTTCCAAGCGGTACGGAGCCACTGCCCCAGTCGCAGCTCTCGCCGGGTTTAAGAACAGCCGAGCGTGTCGGATGGTCGTTGCATTTAGGCTGCTCGAAAAGAGCAACAAGAACGGGGACTTCGGTTTGGTTTTCGATTTTGATGTGGGTACTCATAGCTATTCGGAGGTGTAAATGGTGTCGGTTATGGGGTTGGTTGCAGGATGAAATCGAAGTTGATCTTCCAGTTGTCGCCAAGGCGGTTGTAGGTGTCGTTACGGATCTTCCAATTGCGCGGATCGCGGGTCGTCTTGGTGTGACGGCAGCGGATTCTGACGTCGATGTCCTTGAGCGCCACATTTCGCAGCCGGTCGTCTTCAGGTAGTTCGTGAAGGTGTTTCATGTAAGAAGGTGTTTGATGATTAGGTTCCGGTCTTTGATTGTCGCTCGGAGGATTTGTTCCAGCACAACGTGAGGATTTACTGTGCTAACGTGTTTCCATTCTGGGCTTTGATCGACGTGCTTGGCTGTGTCCAGACTTTCTACGCGAACGATGCCGTTAAATGCGTGGAGGTAAATAAATGCGCAGTCTCTCATTTAACCTCCTTCTCGCTCCACAATAATAGATCAGCGCGGAGTGCGTCGTTCTCTTTCTCCAGCCGCTCGATGCGCTGTCGTAGCTTGTGGTTCTCGTTTGTTTCAATTGATTCGTTGGTCATCGCGAAATCGAGTTCACGTTCGAGTTTCTTCAATCGGTCCGCGTGGTTTCGGGAACAAATGCTCAAAAATTCCCAGCGCGGGCTTGGATCTAGCGACTGACTTTTAAACCAGTTTGATACCGCCATCGCTGCCGATACAATTGATGGTGGAACCTTATCAATGAGACTGGGGTCGTGTTGATGGCTCACGGCTTATCCTCCTTGGCTTTGTGCCATCGGTTAATGTTTGCCATGTCGTCATTGTCATACATGAGTTCATCCCCCGCCTCCTCCAGCCTGCGAATTTGCTCCATGTAGTGCTTCCGCTCACCTTCGAGCTTGTCCCACAAAGCGCGGAGACGGTTTTCGAGTTCGGTGACGTGTTGTGTCGGTTCGCTCATTTGATTTCCTTTTGTTCCCACAGCAGCAGATCGGCGCGGAGAGCGTCGTTCTCACGCTCTAATTGGGTGATGCGCATATGCTGCTCCGCTAGTCGCTCCCCTGCTTCAGCGATTGCTGAGTTGGCCACGCCATCGTCGGATTGGATTTCTGTTGCCAATATGTGCATGGCTGCGATCAGTGTTTCAGTTGAGGTTCTCACGGCTTTGCCTCCTTAATAATTAAAAGAATTCCCATATAAATTATCCAAACGGCTCCGATCGGTATCAGCCAAAACAGCCGAAAGACCATTCCAAAGTCATACTGCCCACTAGAACGGTATGGCCTGACCATGACGCACAACATAATTACTGTAATAAATATTGGTATGATCCACGATTTGATTGTGATAGTCACAGCTGGTCCTCCCTCGCTTTGAGCCAGTCAATAAACGTAAACGGGTTGTGATTGTTGGCGAGTGCATCACC